GTTAACCCCGGGGATCATTAGATAGTTGTACATACGTGATTATGGCCGTTCAACTACTTAGCGAGTTGAACGATTCCAAATCATGGTGTTATGATTTCATTTTACTAACAAAATCAGAACGACGGTGTCCTAGGATAGGAATCCGTGCCTCGTTGCACATGTACTTGTGCAAAAAGGAATGTCATTGTGTGGAGCTTGTATGCTCCTATGTATATTATATGTTATTTGTTTCTGTAATAGTCAATATAAAAAGAATTTGTGTTAAAAACAGTCGGTTGTCCCGACTTATATGTTTAAAAACTTTGACTATTGTTGCTGGAATTTACTGTAGAAGTGACCAGACTTTATTAACTCGTAGACTTTGTCGACGTAATATTAAGATCCTGGTTCTGTATGGCTTGAAAACAGCACACGATAATGTGTGTCTTTGCATACCCTCTAGGAGAGTGCTACAGTGGAATTAGGCTGATGGAGCCTCAAAGGAATATGTGATGCGCAGGGCGCATATTCGCCGTACGATAACAGAGTACGGAAGGTGTAGGAACCTTGCGATGTTCGAGAGCATGATCTCGCGGTGGAAATGACGACAATCAACCAGTCCCACATTCTTTATGTGGCATCTTCCTATTTTAGTTAGGAAGCGAGCGCAGTACCATCGCTCGTAAAATGTAATTCGTACCTCCCCCCCCTTACAATTTTTATGACTTTAGTTTTCTTTATGATCTTACGATTGTATCGCTTATTAGTTTGTTTAAAGATTCTTCCTTTGTTTTAGCATTATTATTATGATGTTGGAACCAAGCACCTTTTCATTTTGGAAAGATGAACAATGCGGAAAGACCTTGCCTAAGTATGGGCAGGCACAAAATGTGACCAAATGGGAGCTCAATTGCGCACCATTTGGTAATATGGACAAGACGGAGCAAAGGCGTTTAATACGCAATGCTTGGAACTATTCGCGGCGTTGCGAAAGAGAGAAGTTGGAAAATTGGGTTATTAATGATCTTGGATATGAATCATTTAATACATGGCGTACTGCCAATAGGCGTTACTATGTGCATGATAACTTTGATGATGTTCTGCCAAAATATTTTTATGATCAAGAAATTGAGAATAGAGATCGTTGGGGCTTTAAGATCTTTGAAGAACCCGAATATTCGGAGGAATTGCTTGATTATGTTGATAAGTGGCAAACACAGTGGAATGATACCATTAGATTGCGTAACATCCATTCAACAGTAATTGAGATGAACGAACACTTCGGTACATATGTGCCCGAGTGTGGTGAACGGAAAACAGTAGTGGAAACTAGGAAGGATGTTTTAGGATCAATGTTGGATTTTACAGAATTGCCCACGTTTAAGGATTATTCTCGCACTTCATATATTAAGCGTAAGCGTAATAAGAAGGCAGTAGAGAAAGATAAAGTTAAGATTAAATTTAATAAGAAGTCTTATGTTCCCCATTCTGGCATTTTGGATATGAAGGAAACTATTAGGTCATTGTGTTGTGGCAATGAGTTGATATGGAAACGGATTGAAGATCTTTTGCTGACGATAACTAAACTTAGCCTTATGACTGACCAGAAGTTGGTTATTTTGGAGATTGTTACTTATTTGAAGACTTTTTCGGATAAGAGTATTTCTGAGTCGGCAATTGGTTACGTCATTAGTCTATTTAATAGCGGACGTGACGCGCAGTTTCGTAAAGAAGTTTCTGCTTTCTTGCAAGAGAGTTTTGATGATTTGCCTGATAGCGATTATGAATATGATGATCCACTAGGAATCTTTTCCTCTGGTGATTATCTTTATGAAGCAGAAGGCGGTATGGATGATTTTATGACTGCATTGCGTGGTCTATCTGACAATTTTAATTTGGTTAAGAATCATCATGTGTTTAAAAAATTGTCATATATTCTTAGTGCTTGTGTCACACTCGGCCTTTGTGAAGCAGCAAGTGTAACATGGAGTGTCGGTGGAGTGAAACTTATTTCACCAGAATTGTTACGTAAGCACGTTTACGCTACTGACATAATGACCGCCATAATGGATAGTGTGATCTATTTCGTTGAAGGTGGTCGTGAGTGGTTTGCAAATGGTACGCTTGGTTCGTTTCTTTATTCAGATGTTCGCATTAAGAAGTTGCAAGATGACTATAATTTTGTCAAAAGTAATTTTTGTCATGTGGTCACTGGAAATCTCCAAATTTTGGCTAACATACCTGATTCGGAGTATTCTGCACGACTTGATCAAGTCATCAATGATGTTAGAAACTTGAAGAGCTTATGCGAACCTAATGAAAAGAATATGTTGCTAATAATGGAAACCAAGTTGCATGATATGCGTGCGGAATTTCGCACAATTCGCAATTCAGGTTCTATTCGTAAAGCACCTTTTGTTGTTTGTTGTTATGGCACTAGCGGGCAGGGAAAATCAGTTCTGCAGGAAAGACTTATGGTTGACCTACACGTTGCTTTAGGATTGGATCCTCATCCTCGTAATTTTGCGTGGTTGAGTCAGTTTGACAAGTATGATACTGCCTTGCGTGGTCATACCACTGGGTGGTTTTTAGACGAAGTAGGGAACACCAAAGTTGAGTACCAAGAGAAGGTTGCCTTTGACTCTATAATGCGTGGTGCAAATAATGCCGTTGGTACAGCAGTAATGGCTGATGTTGACATGAAAGGTCAGATCGCACTGGCACCAAATATCATCATTTCTACTACAAATAATGAAATGTTAACGGCTGATTCTGTCTCTTATGAACCAGTTGCGATTTTGCGACGTAACGACTTGTATTTGAGAGTTAGTGCAAAAAAGGAATTTTGGAGAGAAGGGACACAAATGATGGATGCTGCTAAGGTGTATGCTAAATTTGGTGATCAACATCCATATCAAATACATGATGTTTGGGAATTTGATTGTTATTATTTTAGCGGTATAGCAAATCCTATCGTAGGACGTCCTGAAGTTCCTTCGCGTAAGTATTATACTCGACCAGATGGTAGCGAAATGAAAGGTGTAAGTTATGCTGAAATGATTAAACTCGCCATTGACTTAGCGCGTGTAAAGGATAAAGCTCAGACTAAGCTGGTTAACACGAGTGGTAAATACCATAAGGTTGCCAAGCTGTGCACAGAATGCAATTACTTGCGTAGTATTTGTCAATGCAGTAATGCGCATATTATGCACAAAGAGTGGTCGAAGGAAATAGTTCCTGAAGCTGGTTTTTTGCAAACTTGTGCTGGATGGGTACTTTCTCGCTGGTATGAGCGATATTCTAAGTGGTGGACTGATGTAGTTAGCGATTGGGCTTGGCATTGTGTGTTGTGTGTGAATCCACGCCAATATGAACTCAAATTAATGCGCGATTACGAGCTTTCAGTTCACACTGCATGGAATAAGGTTGCAATGTATACTGCTGCGCTGCTTGGATTGGCTTTCTTGCTCGAAAGAGAGTACGTCATGCTATTCGGTTTGGCAGTAGTATACGTCTTATTCCGTTTCGATTCTGAAGTGCGCACAGCTCATCAACAGTTTATTGCAGAGCATAAGAAGAAGGATTGTATTGTACAAATAGTTCATAAGATTAAGCAGCGCAGGCTAGAACTATTTCTTGCTGGTACTGCATCATTGATACTTTTGTATACGATTGTAAAACAGTTGCGCAAGTTGTGGAAGTTTAGTGAGGTATTGCGTCCCCACGGGAATATTGCTCCCACTTGTTACGAAGATATAGTTCAGCGCGACCAAGAGAAGTCAATGTGGCAAAAACCCAGAGTAGTTCCCTTGCCTACTGCGTGTAGACAATTGGAAACTGCTACTCCAGCAGATACTTGTAATGCTATTTTCCGAAATATGGTTACCCTTTATGTTCCCAATGGTCTGTCGAGCAAGTTTTGTGCAGCGTTAGTTGTTGATAGTAATCTTATTTTAGTACCTAAACATATGATAGCTATTGGAGATACTATCACTAGTGAAAAATTGACTTTTCGCAGACATAGTGAAGATGATGCAGGAGGAGTTTTTTCCGCTTACATTGATTCGGTCAATTGTCACCTTTTTCCTAATCAGGACTTGGCGTTGTTGTCTATACCTAGTGCCGGTAGTTTTAGGAATATTGATCGATTGTTACCACGCGGCCCCTACAGTGGATCATGTAGGTTTATACATAAGTCCAAAGATGGTACTCGGCGGGAAGAAGGCGCTACAGTTACCCCAGGTAAAGTGGGCCATACAGAATCGCAATTCGTGGGCCTCGAGACTATGTTGGAAAATCCCACTTATATGGGATTGTGTATGGGAACTTTCGTTACCACTGATAAGGCACCGCGTATAGCCGGATTCCATTTAGGTGGAACTGTACAAAAGACTTGCTACGGTATTGCAGGGTATGTTACTCTTGATGAGTATACGGCTGCTAAGAATGAACTTGCAATGCGTGTGATGATACCACATAGTGCTGGTGATTTTCCGAAGAACATTTTGGAGAAACCAAGTTTGACTGGTATTGACATTCACAATAAAAGTCCAGTAAATTTTTTACAGGATTCCAAATGTATGCAAGTGTACGGCTCTTGCTTAGGAGGCGTAACATTTGTATCACGTGTCGTTGCCTCTGCAGTTAGTAGCTTTGTTGAGGAATACACTGGCCAGTCTAATGTATGGGGACCACCCCCATCTCGCCCTAGTTGGCGCCCGTGGTGGGAGACTCTTGAAAAACTTACGCATGGTTCTGATGGCTTTCGGCCTAGTGATGTGGAGTGGGCAGTGAAAGATTATGCTAAACCGCTACTCGAACTTATTAATGATGCAGATAAGCCGTATATTAAAGCAATGATTCGACCATTGGAGTCTCATCAAGTTATTAATGGCGTTCCTAATGAGCGTTTTATTGACAAGATGTGTTTCACTTCTTCTATAGGATACCCGCTTACTGGTCCAAAAAACGATTATTTAATAGATGATGAACCTCGTGAAGGATATATTGAACCCAAAACTTTTTCGGAAGAAATATGGTGTGAAATTAGACGATGTGAGGAAGCATGGGCGGCTGGCGTTAGAGCCTATGCTCCTATTAAAGCAGTCTTGAAGGATGAACCTACGAAGGTGACTAAAGAGAAGATGCGTGTATTCTATAGCATGAATATTGGTGTTCAGTATCATTTGCGTAGGCTTACACTTGGCTTGACACGGTTTTTCCAAACTCACGTCCTAGTTTCAGAAAGCATGGTTGGTATGAGTGCAATGAGTCCTGAGTGGGATCAATGGGTCAAGTTTTGTCGAGAAGGTGATTTCTCTGGTATGTCTGATAGTGGTCCTGGTGGACGACCTGAAAAAATTAATAATACCTTCGCTGGCGATTATAAATCTTACGATTCTAAGATGCCTGCTCAAGTTATTTTGGCTAGTTTGCAGCTTTATAAGACAATGTTGGTGGCCAGCGGAAATTTCTCGGCACGTGACATTAAGGTTTTCGAAGGTATATGTACTGAAATTGTTTACCCATTCATGGCATATAACGGTACGCTTATAGAGTTGACCAGTGGACACGTATCTGGTAACAATCTTACTGTACATGTTAATAATACATGTAATTCTTTACTTAAAAGGATAGCGTTCTTTAACGTAGAGGTTAAACCCACGGGTCGTTATGACTTGACGTTTCGCTCCTGTGAAAGAGGTGGGAATTATGGTGATGATTGTAAGTCGTGTGTTAATCTGAAATTAGTTAAGTATTGGAATATGCGTGCTTTTAGAGATTTTTTAGGGAAGTATGGTATGGAATTTACTATGCCTGACAAGACGTCAGAAATGGTAGATTATATGGAATGGGAAAGTGCAGAATTTTTAAAACGCACTGATGCTTACATTCCAGAAATTGATTGCATTGTCGGAAAGTTGGATGAAAGTTCCATCTTTAAGTCTTTGCATTCAAATCTTAAGTCAACTGTTTTGTCTCCAACAGACCATGCTATTGCATGCATAAATGGTGCATGTTTTGAGTGGTTTGCTTATGGGAGAGAACACTATGACATGAGAACTGAACAAATGAGGCGAGTTTGCGTCGCCGCCTCTATTCGTGCAGAGGGAGCTTATATCACTTTCGATCAGAGAGTTGAGAAATGGCTTGCTGAGCACAGACCTGAACAAGTCGAGATTACCGATCGTAGCAGCGATTAGGCCTTCTTGTTCTTGTATTTAAAATTTGTAAATACTGCTAATTTATAACACTGTACATGTGTATATATGTATATAACTATTGACTATAGTCTTGGGTTGAGCTATAGTTGTAAATATGACCTGGAATTTGTAAATATTGTATTAATGATAGCGGTAGTGCTTCCACCCCATACGGGAGCGAAAACACAGAGGTGGATGCCTCGGGAGGTGCTTATATATCTAGTGCCTCGACATTGTCGTATTCCGACGATTCTACGATCATTCCGCAGGCAGGTGCGGAAATGACATATGGCGGTACAACCGCAATGCCTGCCACCACTTTCTCAGATTTTAATAGTGGCTATGTACATAACGTATCTGATTATTCTGATACCACTTACGATATCTGTCAAGAGGCAGATTTAGACTTGGGAAAGTTTTTTGAGAGACCTATTCTCATTGCATCTATTAATTGGGGTGTTGGCAATATCCTTCAATCCACAATTGATCCATGGGTGTCCTATCTCAATAGCCCACGTGTAGCAAATAGGATTACTAATTATAAAAATCTTCGCGCTCAATTGCATCTTAAGTTTGTAATTAATGGTAATCCATTTTATTATGGCCATGCGATAGCACATCTCGTTCCTCTTCCATTGACGAGTCATTTTGCGCCAATTAATTTTTCGCATTTTTATGAGCTTATTCCTGCAAGCCAGAATCCTCATATATATTTGGATCCAACAACTAGTGAAGGAGGTGAACTAGTAGTACCTTTTCTGTATCCTTATAATGCTTTTGATTTGCCTACTGGAAATTATGCGGAAGCAGCTGCAGTGGTAATCCGCGATATGTCTCCATTGGCGCATGCCAATGGTGGAAATCAGCCAATTTCTATTTCAGTCTTTGCTTGGTTAACTGATGTTAAACTGTCCGGATTAACATCACATAATATATTTGCTCTAGTGCCACAAGGAGGAGATGAATACGGTACGGGCATTGTTTCTGATAAAGCGCAAGCCGTTGCTGCTGCTATGGCGAAAATAGAATCACCTTCTATAAAGCCTTATGCTCGTGCGACGGGAATGATTGCTGAAACCGTGGCTGGAGTTGCACGAATGTTCGGATACTCTCGACCTAATTCTATAGATCCAACTAAACCTATGGCGATGCATCCATATGGAAACCTTGCTAACACGAATCTTGGAGACGATGCGATAAAATTAACATTGGATGCTAAGCAAGAATTGACTATTGACCCGCGTACGATAGGTGTTACGCCTGATGATGAAATGTCCTTGCGAACGCTTGCTATGAAAGAAAGCTTTATTACTAAATTTGGCTGGTCTTCTGCAGATACTGTGGGCACTGACTTACACTACCATGTGGTTAAACCAACACAATTTGGCCTTGGGGCGATTGATCCATCTTCGGGTATAAGATATTATCCTACACCTGCGGCATGGGTAGCAGCTCCTTTCGAATTTTGGCGTGGTTCAATGATGTTTAGATTCAAAGTTATAGCATCTTCCTTTCACAAGGGGAGATTGAGAATTTCCTATGATCCAACATATAGTCAATCTGTCGATACTTTTAACGTTGTTCAAAATTATGTAGTTGATATTGCTGAGAATAAAGAATTTTGTCTTAAGGTTGGTTGGAATCAACCTCAATCATATGCTACGATAACTGATTTTACTGCTACTTTGCCATGGGGCGCCTTGCCTATTGTCGTGTCGCCTGGTTTAAGTAATGGAACGCTTAAAGTTGAGGTGTTGAATGAACTTACTTCACCAATTACAGGTGCTACTACGGAGGTTATTGAAGTCTTAGTTTTTGCTTCTATGTGTGACGATTTTGAAGTTCAGTCTCCCAATTCTGGGAGATTGTCTACACTTATGTTCCTTGATTCCACGACAGCTGGGGCTGGACTTATGGCAAATGAAGAATCGTCTGCACTAGTTGAAGAGTTGGAAATGGTGCCCCAAGCAGGTATGGATATTGGTGAAGACAATACTGGAATGACTGCACCTTGCGACAATATGGAAGATTGTGCAATTGCACCACCCTTACCTGTCGACGAAACGCCTGGTATATATTTTGGTGAAATGCCATCGAGTTGGCGACAGTGTTTGAAAAGGTACAATTTCCATTCTACTTCTACAATCGAAACTGCAGTAGGTGCGGGTGTATTAAATTTGACTCGACCTAATATTCCAAATTATCGTGGACCTACTATCAATGGTGTGCACCGTACATCTACTGGTGTTCCGTATAATTATTCTGACATGACGCTACTTAATTGGGTTATGCCTGCATATTTAGGTGTGCGAGGTGGCATACGTTATAAGTATGCTGTTGCTAATGTCAAGACAGGCGGAATTATAGGTACTTTACATGCCGTGAGATCTGCAGGGAAACCAGGATGGTCAGAGAGTGTCTTCGGATATGCAACTGCACCTTTTGCTGGTCAAGTTACTGATTCATCTGAAGCAAGTTTCTTTTTCCGTAAGTATTGGAGCCACACTTGGGCAGGTGCAAATACTGTTCCATTGACTCAAAATTCTGTCTTGGCTATTGAGGTTCCTTTCCAAGATACTAAGAGATTTTGGAATGCGCGTCGTACCGATTACGATGTTGCAAATACAGAAGTTCCCGGGTTTCGTGTTGACTTATGTTATACAGCAACGTGCCCCATGTTGCACCAATATGTTGCAGTTGGAGATGATTTTTCATGTTTTATGTTCGTGAACGCTCCGCCGTTTTACGTCAAAGACATTGATCCTAATCCAGCAACAACACCTTAGATTATGTAGGAAGACCCTACATGTAATGGCTGCCAGCCACGTTAATCAAATGGTACGTTTGGGAAAACGTATGAAACCCCATAGCATACAACTATGTAATAAATGTATGAGTCATCGCAAGACTATAAATATAGCGATAGGTCTTCGGACTTACTGCAGAGTAACCCTGCAGGCACTTTTAGTGTGGCGGACTTTGTCCACGATTTGGAATACAACCTATGGTTTTTAATGAGTGGACCCCCACTCTACAATTTTACGTAGGTTGCAATTTCATAT